GAAAAGCTTGGTAGCATATGCGGCATCAAAATCAGAGGAGGAACCCAAATCTTGACCGATAAACCATCCAGCAGTGCCTTCTTGAGAAGGGGTGCCTTTTAAGTTGTGTGGTCCAATTGTTTTTGCACTACCAGAAGCAATTCCCACAACAACGCCGACTGTTGCGACACCAATAAGATTATTGTCTCTTAAGCTTTGTTCGAATGATTCTCCGAGCCAATAGTTTTCATACGAACCAGTCGGATAAAAAGTGCCCGGACTTGTTGTTCTTTGTGGGTTTGTATTAAGAGTTTTGCGGATAAAATCAGAGCTATTGTCATTAAAGTTAATTTTATATCTTTTCTCTTCAACAACGCTACCTTCGCCATCGATAACAAGTGTAAAATTGCCATTGGAATCACTATCAATGGCTGTTGCACTAGCAGTTACGGTTTCACTACCAGCGGGTCCCGCAATAACTCCAGCAAGCTTAACTGAGCCAGTCGGAACGTAAACAATGGCACCCAAACGGAAACCATTAGTTGTCCCTGTGTACTCGCCACTGGTGCCAGAAAGAGCAACAAATAATCCGTAAGCGCCACCAGCAGAAAGACCTTGTACAGGAGAAGTAAGTCCAGCGGAGGCATTTTCAGTTCTCCAGCCTGCTTGGGCGGCAGAAGTTGTGGTAGCGTCAGGAGACTGCTGCCCTAAAAGACGAACGTAAGTAAGAGGAGCAACATTTGATTTTAAGAAAGCTTTTGCTGCATATGTTCCATACATAGGAGATTGAAAATTGCCATCTCTAGAAACATCACCACCGGCAAAGCCTGGAACAGTGTCACCATAGCCATCAACAAATTCAGAATAAGACTGAACTTGGACAGGGGTCATTGCAAGACCTTTTTCGGAACGACCGATCACCACTGGACCGATTGTATCTGCTGCTCGTGGAATAAAAGAGTTATCAATCTCGTTGATAAACACTCCAGGAGATACAAACTTAAAATTCTTTACCGACATTATTTATTTCCTCTCTGTAAATTGTGTTATAAAAATTGTCACAACTATAATCTAAATAGTATTTTGCAATTCAAAAGTCTTTAAATGAAAACAAATTCAACGCAAGTACTATGAAGTAATAGTGTAAAAACCATTTTCATCTTTTTTGATTGTTGATTCTCTTGGATAAGATATTTCAACAATATTTTCATCTATTCTAACAATTGGGCGATCATCGTTTTCTCCTTCGCCTATAAGATAGCCTAAAACCTTAAAAGAAATTTCTGTTGTGAACATTCGGAGATCTTCTCCAAGGTTATTAATATTATTATTGTGGGCAAAACTTTGTTCAATAAAGACCTCGTAAAGATGGCCATTCCTTCGAAGAACAAATGAATTAATCTGACCTGTTCTTGTCATAAACGGAGTAACTAGCTCGTTCATTTGCTGCTGATACTCTGTTTTAAGAGTAATCTTATAGTCAACATTAATATAAACAGGGATAGGGATGGATAAAGTTCTGACAACGATCTTTTTATTCGTTCTTGGATAATATTGTTGATTATCACCACCAGTAAAGTTATTACTCCTGATATTATTAGTAACTGCGAAATTTCTTGTTTTATCTTGTACAATTTGTTTAGCCAATATCATTCTGCCAGTGCGACCATTTTTATCTTCCGAATATATTTGTGCCTGGAAGCCACCCTTTCTTGTTGGATCTTTTGTTATGCCAGTTCTTTCAACACTAACAACCGGAAGAATAATAGAGCCAGATTCATCTCTTAATTCTTTTCTATTTTTAACTTGAAACGATCTTTCTGGCGTTTGCCAAAAAATGGGCACAGGTTTCCACCCCTCACTAGTAGTTGCACTTAATTCGAGATCTTCTTTTAGCCAATTTAAAATAGATGCATCTATATCTTCAATTTTTGAAGATAGCATACCAATTTCACTAAGTTTTAAATTTGTCCCAGGTGGAATTTGTGCAAAATCAAAATTAATCTTATGTGGCATCAAACAATCCCTTTCTGGCTTTACGGCATTTAGCAGAAATTTCAAATGAATGTTCTACTTGACCAAATAAGTTTTTAGGTTTACTAAGGGTTACTATTTCATAATAGTTATCACCATATAAAACAAAATCGCCCTCACGGACAAACATGTTCTGATCTTCTTCTAATCTTCGTTTGTGAAAATGAACTTGTATTTCAGACTCAGCATCAACTCCAACACCTTCCATATATTTTGTAGAAAACTCTGTAAATTCTACGAGCGCATAAACTCTAATTGGCGGAAGAAATGTTTTCTCTATTGCCTCTCCATATAAATCATGGAAACGTGTTGTTTCTAAATCAATGGGGTAATATAAGATTTGTTGCCCAATCACTTTTTCAATAAGCTCATCATTGACTTGCTTAACTAGATCGCGTTCTTTCTTCCCAAAGAAGAGTGGAGGAGGGGGTGCAGCGGGTCTAGACCATTTGTTGTCAGCCATTTAAAAATTATCCTACGAAGATTGGTAGCGGTGAATTTTTTAGAGCAGCAGTAGCCGCATCTGTAATTTCTTGGTCATTCTTGGCAAGATCAATATACTTCATCTTATCAAGCTGCTCCATCAATTGAGTTTTGAGTTTTTCTTGCTCATCTTTTGCCTGCGATAATAGTTCAGAATGATTAAGGGTGACACTTTCTCCTGGGATAGGCATTGTTGTAAACTTGCCTCTAATTTGACCAAGCATCTCTTTACAGAGGGCAAGAGAATAGTTTCTAATCCATTGTTTACCAATAGCATTGATATTTTCATATGGCACATTATCAAATGGCAATGTATTCATATTATTAATACCATTAACGCCATCATCATATCTATCATTCTCCTCCCATGCGTCACCTTGGTCAACATAAAACTCAAGCCAAATACGCTTATCAGCTATATCTGAACCATAATTATCAGGCCTTGGGAACAGCCTTAAAAAATTATCTTTAATTTCATAAGAATAATGAGATGTTCTAGTAAAAATAGAGTCCTCATACATAATAGCCTGAAGTTTATTTTGCCATGTAGGTATTATTTCAAATGTTGAATCATCTGAAAATTGTCCGTATGTTGAATAATTTCCTATTACGTTTATTCCGCCATAATATCCATAGAAGCGCCACATAGATCTAGGTGATTTATAAAACACTTTATTGATAATAACTCTTTTATTGCCAATTTTGCCGGCAAAAGGCACAGCGTCTCCGTTATCATTGGTTCCGGTTGCAGAAGAGGAAGAAAGAATTGTTTGTAAATCGTAATCTTGAACTCCTTTCGTAATTGTAAATGATCCTGAATAGATTCTAGTCGTGCCGCCAAATCCAGCAGCAGTGGCTACTGCATCGCCGATGCGCCTAGCATAGGCAAATTGATATCTTGGATATTTAAGATTTACATTAGTGGGTCCAGTTTTAATATCTCCCTTGTGATCAAATGTTCCTGTGGTCATACCAAGGAAATCAGACATTACATTTTGACTTTGGTGAAGATTAATAATATATGAATATTCTAAAACCGCCTCTTCGTATGCTGAATAAACGTTAGCTGGTGTTAATTCAATATCAACAACGTCACCACCTAGTTTTTTAAATACATAACTGACTTGTAGGGCAGCGCCGCTTAGAAAATCAACAGACCCGGTATAAATACCAAAGGGGACAGCTGTAGCTACTAAATCTGCTGAGCCCGTAGATGTTAAAATAACCGTGCTAGTTTCTGAGATTGGATTAATTTGTCTGGTTGGCATATGACTTTTTCCTTCTCAGTAAATAGTGCAATATAAAACAAAACTCCCCGCCTGATGGCGGGGAGCAAAGCATCTGTTTTATTTGCTTTCAGTTGTTGCTTTTTTTGTTGTTTTTTTGACTCTCTTGACTGGAGTTTTTTTAACTGCTTTAGCAGGGGCTTTTTGTGGAGCAGGCTTCTCTTTAACCTGTGGTTGTGAAGCTTGTGCTCTTTTCAAAGCCCTATATGAATTACGACTCATTTAGTACTCCTTATCAAACATCAGCAAAGATGTTGAATCCGTAAAGTCTGAGAACGAACTTGCCGGCAGTATAATCAGCAGCAGTACTACCAGAACTGACAAGATAGATATTTTTATCATCTAAGTTGACGTCAATATCAAAAGTTCCATCCTTTCCAAGCACCTGATCGGCAACAGCGATAAGCTGGGCGCCATTAAGAGCCATACTATCACCAGAACCAGTAGCATTTGTACCATACCAAAGTCCAATTCCATTCTCTCCGCCTGTAGGCGCCTCAACACAAATTAACTCACCAGATGTGATAACACCATTCTCTGTAGCAGAGCCAGTATTATTGTCTAATGTAATAAAATTAGCGTTTCCGTGTGTTCCTGTGGAGGAACTAACACCAATAGCAGCGACGGAAGCAGCAACGCCACCACCCAAGCCAGCTCGATTAAAAGAATGTGCAGCACCACTAGCAGCAGCCAAATCAATTGTAATTTCTGTAATTATTTCTTGACCTGAGCGGATTCTTGTATGATTTCCAACCAAACCAGCAACTCCGCCGCCAGCAGTTCTTTCAACTCCCTCACCAATCTTATTTAAAGCATAAAGTCTTCTACGACCTAATCTTTTACCCATAACAATTTCTCCTTTTATTTATTTTGTTATTGCAATAACTTGTTTTACTCAATGATTTAATCCCAGCCACTTCGGTATTAAATCTTTCTATGGGCAGTGGCCTCACCCAAAGGAGAATAATCCAAGTTAAACTAAATAGTGTTCTTAAAACAAAAACCCCCTCGTTCAAAGAACGAGGGGGCTTAATCGCACTAAGTGATTAAATTAATCAGGAAGCGCCTTGCTCACCGATGAGACCGCGACAGATAACGAGTCCATACATGTCTGGACGAACCATCTTCTTGGCATAGCGAGTCATAACGCCCTTACGTGGGACGAAATCTTCAGGTCCAAAGATGGTTGGTGTTGTCTGGAGTGGAACGTATGG